TAAGAACATTTTAAGGTTATTGGGATTATTAAGATTTAAGGCCTTAAAATTGTTTTTAAGAACATTTTAAGGTTATTGGGATTATTAAGATTTAAGGCCTTAAAATTGTTTTTAAGAACATTTTAAGGTTATTGGGATTATTAAGATTTAAGGCCTTAAAATTGTTTTTAAGAACATTTTAAGGTTATTGGGATTATTAAGATTTAAGGCCTTAAAATTGTTTTTAAGAACATTTTAAGGTTATTGGGATTATTAAGATTTAAGGCCTTAAAATTGTTTTTAAGAACATTTTAAGATTATTGGAATTATTAAAATTGTAGGCCAAAAATTGTTTTTTAAGAACATTTTAAGATTATTGGGATTATTAAGATTTGAAGGTGGGCAAAGCATCATGGATAATCTAGGTTATTGGGATTATTAAGATTTAAGGCCTTAAAAAGTGATTGAGGCCATTTTGGGTGATTCAGGCCATTATCACCTTTGAGGCCATTTTGGGTGAGTTTGGGATTATTAAGATTATTAAGATTTTAAGATGGGCATAGCATTCTTGATTGTTGGGCTTATTGAGATTTGAAGTCTTGAGAATTGGAAATGGAAATTGGAAATTGTAAAGGGAAATTGGAAAAAGAAAGTAAAAGTATAAACCAATCTCGACCACTATTTGGACCGAAGAAAATTGATTCTTTAGCTTTTGATTATTAAGATTATTATTCTTATTATTACAATCGGGACTATTAAGATTATTTTTCAAATATGGAAAAATTAAATTACTGTTCTACCCTTACGCCTTACGTCCTTTTTTCCAATTTCCAGCTTTTTAACTCCACCTGCATTTTTTTAGGGGGGCCTCCGCTCTCTCTGCTCGCTACACTCGCTTCGCTCGTTCCACTCCCTCCGCTCGTTACGACGCCGCTAGGCGTTACCGCCAGCGACGAGCGCGAGACGCTGCTGCTAGCGACGAGCTATAACACTCTGCCGGAAAACACAATTTGCAATCTGCCTGCGACTTTATACTCCGCTAGGAGGCCGCTACCGGGTACAATTACATTGTGGCTGCTGCCAGTTGCCGGTGGAGACAGGGTAGTTGGCAACTGGCTCTGAAAACAACAGGACACAACACAAAGGACAAGAGAAATGGTAATCACCGGAGTAAGTCGCATTTCAATCGCTATCACAGGAACCAAAGCACTCGACCTCAGTGTCCCGAAGGACTTCTTCCAGCCGGCAAGTGGAATGGAAAATGTCTACGGGGCTGGTGGGAATGCGGCAGATATACACTGGTCCGATTCCGGTATTTTGACATATGGCAACTTCGTCGGAATAGACCTTGTCGGCAGCGCGCCAATTGTTGACGCTTTCGGCGACGAACTTGCTTTTTCCAAGATCAAGTTACTCTACATCAAGAACCGCGGGACATTGGCCACCCTATTAGTCGGCGGTGGTGCGTCGGCTTGGCAAGGCTGGCTGGTCGGTGTCGGTGACATTGTCAAGGTTCCTGCTGGAGGGCGACTTCTGATTGAAGCCCCACTTGTTGGTTACGACATTGGTGTCGGTGAAGACACACTGCGGCTGGCACACGCAGCAGATAACGCCTCTCCGATCACCTACGACATCTACGTCCTCGGGATACATGTCTAATGGCTATACTCGGTCCACACAACAAGTACGAGAAATTAAACGCAGCTAGCGAAAGAGGCCGTCGCAAGCCGCGGATGACGCAAACGCGTCTCATCAAAGAGCGGCTCCTCGCTGCGTTCCACGAACTTGGCGGCCTTAAGGGCCTAGTCCGTTGGGCGAGACTGAGCGATGAGAACCGGCGTTTTGTCTATGGCTCTATTTTCAAGCAAATCCCGGTGGAGCAGCACATTGCCTCCGATAACAAATTAACCGTTAGGTTGATTTCGGCGGTCCCCCGTCCTCCGGCACGGCTCGCTCTTCCAGCCCAGCCGGAAACGCGATTCATTGAATCGAAAGCAATCGCGTTGCCGGATTTGAAAATCGCAACTCCAGGCGGCGAAGAAGTCACACTGTCCGGCGGGCGCCGCTTTAGAAAAAAGAAAGAACTGCAAGCTGCCGCACAAGTTGCCGCGCAAGCTACGCACGTCGCTGGGAGAACTGCATGAGCCCGACGATGTACAAAGCCGCCGGAAAGGGCGTAGAATCTGGGACAACATTGGACCTGACAAAACGGTACACACCGTATCCAAAGCAACAGTTGGCACATCGAGCTCCCGAACGTTATGTCCTTTTCGGCGGCGGCATGCGCGCCGGCAAATCAGTTTGGTTTGTTAACGAGGCAATTCAACTTTGCCTAGAGTACCCTGGGAACGTCGGATTCATTTGTCGCTACGAACTTACCTCTTTACAGAGAACCACGCTGGTGACACTTGGCCAGTTTCTTGATCCCAGGTTGATTAGTACCTGGCACAAGACGGAACACTACATCGAATTTATTAATGGGTCAATTTTGTACTACGGCGGAGTAAAGCCGACACAGGTCGAAAAGCCGTATGAGCGCATCAAGTCGTTTACTCTCGGGTTCTTCGGGATTGAAGAAGCTACCGAGGTTACGGAGGATATCTTCCTTTTGCTGATGTCGAGACTTGACCTCGTGCTTCCAGACGGTACGCGTCCATACTACCGCGGGTTGTTGACGGCTAATCCCGAGCCCGGTTGGGTTAGGGACCGCTTTATCGCTGAAAACATTCCAGACCACCGGTTTGTGCAAGCACTGCCATCGGATAATTTGGCGTTGCCAGCAGACTACATTGCCGGCCTCCGTCGGAACTACCCGGCGGACTGGGTCAATCGGTACTTGGAGGGCAACTGGGATGAAACAGAATCCGGTAATGAAATTGCTTCCGCTCTCTGGGTAACGCGGGCAATGGAAAAGAAAAGCGGCGGCAACATAAAACACAAGGGCCCCCGAGTAATGTCTGTCGATGTGGCGCGCTCTGGAGCCAACCAAACAGTCATCGGAAAACGGCGGGGTAATTGGGTCTACCAGTTCCAGAAGTTTCCGAGGGGGAACACGATGGAAGTCGTTGCAGATGTTGCTGCAACAGCCAATAGTTTTCACCCGTCAATCATCGTTGTCGATTCTCTCGGAGTAGGTGCCGGTGTCTATGACCGATTGGATGAACTCGGTTATCCGGTAGAGGAATTCAAGGGCGGCAACACGCCGTATGACGCCTACAAGTTCTTCAATCGCAGAGCTGAAGGGTACTGGGCCATACGTCTCCGCTTGGAACAAGACAAAATGCGGTTGCCGAATGATAGCAATCTCAAGAAACAACTAACATCGATTAAGTACCTAATACGCAGTGACAAGACAACACAGATTGAATCGAAGAAAGATTTGAAAAAGCGCGGGATAAAGAGCCCGGATGAAGCTGACGCTCTGATGATGCTGTTTGCCTCCGCCGGAATGCTTTCCCGTATTCAATTTGTCTAGTTAATTTCCACAAGGAGCATGACAGTGGGTAAGTTAACGAGAAAGAGTGCTCGTATAACAACTGCCGGAGAACTCGAATCAACAAGGAAAACGCAAATAGCGATTGCCAAGCGGTCGCAGACTCTCCCAGTGATTATCGGAAGCTTGTTTGGCGGAACGGAGATCGCACCGCCGCAAGATGCTGCGGAGTACATCGCGCTTTACCAGTCAGTAGTGTGGGTATACAGCTGTGTCTTCGCTATTGCATCGACTGGTTCCGGTATACCGATACATCTTTATCGTCGGGTGAAAACCGGTAAAGAAGAGTTAATGGACCACGACCTGTTGACTCTTCTTGATCGACCGAATCCGAATATGTCGTGGCGTGATCTCATAGAAGTCTCCCTGATCTACCTCGAACTGTGCGGAGAGGTTTACTGGGAAATCGTATACAATCGGTTGCGCATTCCGGCGGAGATTTGGCCGTTGAGGCCGTCAAGGATGTCGATAAATACGTCGAAGGACCGCAAAAGGATCACGTCGTACACGTTTAAGATTGGAACCTACAAGTGTAAGTTTCTCCCGCGGAGCATCATACACTTCCGTTATTTCAACCCGAACAATGACTGGCACGGTCAGTCCAGTATTCAAGCTGCCACCGAGACAATTCTCACTGAACAGTATGCAGCGTCTTACAACAAGGACTTCTTTCAACACGGTGGCACCCCCACAGGGGTACTTGAAACCGACTTTCCGTTGAGTCGCGGGGAACTTAAGCGCCTTCGTTCTGACTGGCGACGCTGGTTCACCGGGCCTTCCGGTTCCCACCAGACCCCCATACTTCCTCGCGGCATGAAGTATTCTCCTGTTGCACTAAGCACAAAGGACATGGAACTGCTCCTTCTGCGTCGTCTCAACCGCGAGGAGATTCTCAGCGTGTTTGGGGTACCGCCGGTAAAAGTCGGTCTACTGGACTACGCCAAGTTCGCGAACTACGAGCTGCAAGAAACTGCGTTCCATCGCGATACGATGGTGCCTAAGCTCCTCATGATTCGCGACGTTCTCAACCGCGAGCTTATTCCGAAGTTTAGGGACAACTCACTGATTTTCGGCTATGAGCTGGACGCCTTTCTCCAGGGTGACCCCGTCAAGATGAGCCGCATGCACAACGCCGATATACAGCATGGGGTGCTCACTCCGAATGAGGTTAGAAAGTTCAAGGGTCTCAAGCCGTACAAGGATGGCGACCAGTTTTACATCTCCAAGCAGTTGACAACAATCCCGATGTCACCGGTAGTGGCTGCTAGCGGTACCGGTTTGCCGCCGAATGTAAGAAACGAGGAAACTGCCGGCAAGAACGGGAACACAGACGAAGATACCGCAAACAAGAACTTGGCCAAGCGGACTGAGAATAATGTACGCGTGTTGACACGGCGTAGGAAGCGAAATAAAAGGACAAAGGCCGATGCACATTGAAGACATTGAGCGCGACAACCTGAAGACGTTGAGCGACAAAGACCTCTTTTCTGTTAGACTGCGATTCATTCAGGTTTGGAACAAGAATTTCCGCAAGAGCATCGGGATCCCGCTAGTGGGCGGTCTCTCGCGGTCCGAAATACTTGACCGCTATGAATTGGTAGCGAAGGAGCTGTCAGCAAGGGGTCTATCAGTCAAAAGAAGAGGCTCAATCGATCTGTCGCTGTTCCACAAGACAATGGTTGGGATAGACGTACCAGCCTTCGGCGACGTCACACTAGTACCGGATTACATCTCAATCTGTGGCGAGTTCTTTTCTCAACCAGATGAGGCCGGTGTCGTAGACATCGTCGTAAAGAGTCAGCACGAGAATCCCGGAATGGAAATAAAGGTCTCCAAATCAATTCGCAGCCAAGTAGAGAAAAAGACCGCCTTCATGTATAATCCAACCGGTCCGTACTCTCCGCACATCCCGGTATTTGACCTGGTCCTCCGAGCAAAATCACGCACCGGTAAAATCGACCGGCCGGACGGTTTTGAAGCAGATGAACAGTTCCGCCACTATAAGGAACTTGAAGAGTGGACACTGTCGCGAATCCACGATGGGGCTGCGTTGTCGAAGGCCGTCAAGGGATTCAACCCGGTAACGGTATTGGTAGTTGGTTGCGGTCCGGGTCGCATTTTCCCGATTCTGCGATCGGTTTCCGCAAGTGAGGTAGTAGGCACCGACAACAACATTGTCGCAGTTGAAATGGCAAAACAAAAGGGACTCAAGGTTTCTCTTGGATTCATAGAAGAGCTCGGTTTCCAAGACAACTCCTTCGACGTCGTCGTAGCTGAGCACTCTCTTGTTCGCGCCAAGGACCGTGGGAAGGCGTTGGCAGAGATGATGAGAGTCGCCAAGTCCGGTGTCGTGGCCGTCACGGAAGTGGTAGAAGGGGACGACGTTGGCTGCGAAGTCGGGCTATCTGACGGGGAACTGAAGGAACTGGATGCCGCCACTTATACGGTGTCCAATCTATTCAACGGCAACGCTCTAATCGTTGGTAAAAAAAAGAGCGCTGCAGGAAACAAAGAATTCGACCTTGTTATGAAGCCGTTCCCAAACGAACATGCTGCCAGGCAGAATCCGCCGAGCAAGTACGTAAGATTCCGACGTGAGAACAACAAATTCGGTCCCGGTATTCACGTCATCTGGGGTATAACGAGCGACCAGAAAACTGAGATCCAATCAATACGGTTTTCTGCCAGTAAGTTCACACCGGAACAAGCGAGAAAGTGGCTCAAGGAACACAAGTACAAAACTAATCTGGAAGTCGCGACAAAGAAATCGACCTCCAGCGAACTCCGGTTCGAGATACAGAAGTCGAATAGCGCACAACACATTGTCAGCGGGATAGTATACGCTCCCAATGAAGTAGACTCTCACGGAGAGTATGCCACAGCGGAAGCTATTACTGAGGGAATGCTCAGCTTTATGGAGAGTACACAGCTCATCCGATTGAATCACGAGGAGCCACTAAATTGTTGCGTTCTGGAATGTTTCCAAGCCGGCGAAGACACGCATAAAGAGGGCACTCTTATTCCGGCAGGTGCGTGGTGGCTGTCAGTCCGCGTTCGTGACCCTGACGTGTGGCAGGCCATTATCGACGAAGAAATCACCGGATTCTCTATGGCCGGTTTGGCTTCAAGATCGGAATAAATGTTTTGATTTCCGTCGGAATAAAATGTTTCAATTTTCCAGTGACTTTTTTGTTTCCAATGAACTCTCCCGGAGTATAATTATATAGCGTCGGGCGATCAAACGATGCGTTCTGACCGCAAGAGAAGGGCTTCCTCGAACTCCAAACATTTTAACGAAAAGATTAAGAATGGCAAAGATTCCGAAAAAGCCCGTTGAAATGGAACACATGTTTGTCTGGGAAGTTTCTCTTGTTGACGAACCTGCTTCAAATCGACATTTCAGTGTAATAAAAAGGAAAGGTAACAAAATGAACGAGGAACTGGTAAAAGGCCTGACTGAACTCTGCGGAGACGATGCTCCGGAGGATTTTGTCGAGAGAATGGAAAAAGCTGATGTTCCCAAGACTGAACAGTCATCGTTGAAGAAGGCTGTCAGAGTCTTGTGCAAGTACTTCGGCGACTTCCCTGACAATCTCCAAAAGGCGATCGGGGTCCTGACCAAAGCTGCCGGCGACGGCTTCGTGATGCCGACAGGCAAAAAGTCCACAACTGTGAAACTCTCGGACGAAGACAGAGAGCAACTTTCTGAGATCAGCGAAGCCCTTGAAGGCTTGGAGAAGAAGCTCGAGAAGAGCGCTTTGTCCGGGACCAAGGGGAAGAAGCAAAGGGTGACGAAGAAGTTGAAGGTCGTTAAGAAAGCAAAACGCTCTCTCGACGACGACCGAATCTCACTAACTCGGAAAGAGCTCGACGAACTCATTGACTCCGCCGTAGACAATACTCTGGACGACCTCGGTCTTCTGGAGAAGTCAGCCGACGACAGTGAGGATGAGGAAGAGTCGCTGGAAGACCTCGAAGACGAGGAGGCCGCCAGCGAAGAGTCCGAAGAGGAAGACGAAGACGAAGAGGAAGAGGTTAAAACCTAATCCGCAACTGAATGATCGGATGTAAGAATGCCAAGACCATTGTTAAGAGCCGCAAGAAAGGCAAGAAACAAGCGCCAAAAGAGGCTGTCTGCCTATGTCTCTGGCCGCGTTGAAAAACGGCTTGCTCCGAGCAAGCGAGCGAAGTCGATGCGCAAGTCACGTGGGGGTTCCAGTTCCGATGCCCCGTGGCGTGGCCCATCGATAAACAAGATCAAAAACTATTTCTCGATCGCCAAGTACATTCGCGGGGTAAAATCCGGCGACTGGTCAGATGCGAAGCTCGAGAAGTGGTTTTTCAGGAAGGCACTGTCCTCGCAGACGTTGGGCACCGGCGGCGTCCTGGTTCCGCCGGAAGTTTCCTCCGGTTTCATCGGATTGCTGCGAGCGAAGGCCGTGGTCCGCGGGTTGAACCCGTCGACGTACAACATGAAGGGCGACACGCTCCTCATCGGTGGGCAGGCCACCGGCGCGACGGTTACGTGGGTAGCCGAAGGCACCGACGCTACGTCCGTCCAGTCACAACCGACGTTCAAGCAGAACCAGCTCGTTCTGAAAGAGGCCCTTGGCCTTGTTCCGATTCAGAACTCTCTGCTGAGAGACGCTTCGCCGGCTGCTGACGACATCATCAAGAGGGACCTCGTAACGGCCTGTCAACTGGCTGAAGATCTCGTGTTCATCCAGGGAGCTGGCGGCACGCAGCCGCTTGGCATCCTGAACGATGCCCGTATCTCCACGACCATTCTCGGCGGCGGAAACGGCGCTCAGCCGACCTACGACGACCTGCTGGACGCCATGAGCGTCATCGAACTGGCTAATGGAACGTATACCGGATGGGTCTTCAACCCGAGGACGAAGAACACCCTCAGGCAGTTGAAAGACGGCGCCGGACGGTATCTGTTGGAGCTCGGGAACCTTGCCAAGGGTATCGACGATGCCCTGCTTGGCTTCCCAGTTCGATGGACTACCCAGATTCCGACGAACAGAACGTGCGGAGTAGGCACCTCCTGCTCCTACGGCATCCTCGGAAACTGGACTGAGTTCCTGATCGGCCAGAAGGACTCGATCGAGATCGTCGCCACTGACGTTGGCGGAGACTCTTTCAAGTATGACCAGACCTGGGTCCGTGCGATCATGCGCGTCGATTGCATAGTCCGCCAGCCGGCGGAGTTCGACATCATCGACGGGATCAAGGTCTAATAGCCAACATAAACACCTAACCGAAAAAAGGTTATTGGAATGTACGAACTTGGCGAAATTCTCAAATTGCATCCAGGCGCGCTTCCGGCAGCCGATTCAGGAATCATCGGATTCGACAACGACTCCGTGGTTTTTGTGGATGCTCGTAAATACGAGCGATTCCTCGGCATCGGAATTTGCGGGACCATCACGAACACGAAGATCATGACAGTCACGCTGTTGCAAGCAACATCTGCTGCAGGGGCCGGTGCTAAGGCACTCGGCACTGCCGGAACCTTCACCGCAACTGCAACAGTCACCGACGGAGTGGCCGTAGCGGATGCCCGTGCAGAAGAGTTGGACACTGCCGGCGGGTTCTACTTCGTCGGCGTCAGACTCGAAATCGACGAGGCAAACAAGGCGCTTGCTTCCTGTGTCGCTTTCGGCATGGCGAAGCAATCACCGGTGTAATAGGAAGGTGGCGACAGGGCAGGCAGGCATCTTTAGGTGCTTCCGGCGTTTCCTCCCTTAGATGCCTGCCGCTCATTGCTAGTTTTCTACGACAGAAGAAAGGAAAATGTTAATGCTACGATTCCCAGACAGATTAGACCGAGGTCCGACAACGGTCTCCGAGAGGAACCCGTCAGACCTCCAGGCCGATATGTATGGGTCTTTGGTGAGAGGCCCGAGAGCTTTCCATGTCGGATTGCAGAATGCCCGTGACTGGTATCACTACGGCGACGACTTTGCCCACTTCACAGCGGCAGATTGGGCGATCACCAAGAATGGTACCGGCGGTGGCACAGTGGCACTTGCCAACCTTGCCAACGGGGTACTGAAGCTGACGACAGATGCCACTGCTGACGACGACGACATCAACTTCCAATGTAATAACGAGTCTGTTTTGTTCCGTGCCGGTTATCCGGTGTGGTTCGAAGCAGGAGTGGCAGTCGACGATATCTCGTTATGTGCTCTGTTTGTCGGGTTGAACGTCACAGACACGGCCATCATGACAGGAAGGCAAGACAGTGCCGGTTTCTTCAAGGCCGACACCACTGGCAATGCTCTAGTCGGCTTCGTCTCCGACAAGGATGCAGCAGCTACCACCGTTGCCGCTGCGGCCACAATGGAAGACGGGATATTCATCGATCTCGCTTTCGGTTGGGACGGTGTCTCTATCCTAGTTCCGTACGTCAACGGAGTCAAGGGTACGCCGGTAACTACCAACATCAACGACGACGAACCGATGGCAGTCTCTTTCGCAATCCAAAACGACAGCGTTGCGTCGAGGTACATGTACATCGATTACTTCGACGTTTGGCAGCTGCGATAAGAACTGCCAGAAACCAAGAAAAAGAAAGAAAGGTATAAATAATGGCCAGAGCACTCTCAACACGACTTGGCCTACGCTTCACGTGCGAGTACATTGATCCAATCGATCTGTCGACGCCGACGGATTCGATGGACTACTCGCTTTCACAAGCACTGGCTACCGGAACCGGTGCAAACAAGGCTGACCGGCTGTTCCATGATTCCTACTCCGTTGTCAATACGACGCAAAGTATTGACCTTGCTACCATAACGGATGCCTTCGGCCAGACTCTTGTTCTGGTGAAGTGCAACGGAGTCCTGGTTGTAAACAAAAACACTACCGCCGGGCAATACATCACAATTGACCCAACGGTGGCGAACTCACTCGACTTCGGCCTCACCGGACTCGTCGACGACAATGTCGAGATCCAAATCGATCCGCTTGGATGCTTCCTGATCTGGAGTCCTGTCGACAAGATTGTAATTGACGGCACTCACAAGATCATCGGACTGGATTCAACCGGTTCCGGTGCGACAGTCGCAGTCGACGTAATCGTTATTGGCGCCACTGCATAAGGGCAACACGCCGGATACGTCCGGCAAGAAAGGACCTAACATGAAGGTACGAGTAAAGCCAACCAAGTTCATCCGGTACAGAGGCAGTCTGTACACCGCTGGAGACACGTTTGAGCTCCGTGACAAGCACTGGGACCCAGACGGGGTCGGCCAAATGGTCGAGCTGGTAAAATCAGACAAGTCGAAGAGTACTTCGACGGTGGAAGTGAAAACGACGCCGCCAGAAACGACAACGAACGTGTCTGTCGGAAGAAAGGCCAACAAAAAGATCGCTAAGAGGAGGGCAGTAAGAGAATGAGTTGGCAAGGAAAAATAGTAAAGACTGTCGAAGTCGCCGGGACAACTGAGATAGGCACTGTGGAAGTTGAGGATGGAGCCTCTCGGATGGCAGTAGAGGTTGCAAACGGCGGCACCGGTGCACTTGACGCATTCTCAGTCGAGGTTCAGGCACACCCCGACGGGGTATTCAAAGAATACGTCAACGCTGCTGCCGATTTTACTGCTGGGACATACAAGTTTCCGGTAGTAGGGTCAAGCGGCAGTCCGGTAACGCTTGCCAACGCAGCGTCAGTAGTCTTTGTTCTCGACGTCAAGGGAATGCACGCCGTGAAGTTCGTAGGCTCCGGGAATGGCACTACGTCTGCAATATCGCTTTACTGGCATTCACGGTGATCGATGGATTGCAGGACGCTGACAACAGTTGTGTGGAAGAAACAGACATTAAGGTCTTACGATGACAACGATAGAAACAGGCAACTGGTCGTTCAAAGATCCGCCGTTCAAAGACGGCGACGTCGTTGAATCGTGCAACTGTTCCCAACTTTACCCTAATACCGAGATTTGTAATGACGTTAGGAACCTAACCATTCATGGGGGCAACTTCGTCAATTGCAAGCAGCAACCAACATGGACCGTTACCGGTGGAAACTGGGCGCAGGTGTCACGTTGCTCTCACGTAAATTCCTGGTTGGTAGAGCGCGGTCTGCCTGTCTGTGCGGAGAATTGCAAGCATCGTGTGGGCGACACGAAGCAATGGGTCGAGATAGACGAAGAAGAGTACCGCAAGGAGAATAACTCAACTTCACAAAAAAGACCAAATGTGAAGATTGAAAAGGTAGAAGACGCCGATGGCGTAACGATTCAGAAGTTCCAGAAGGAAGTTTTCGTTTACGCCGAGACAGTGGTAAAGTAAAATGGCCAGTACCTATTATGTTGACGATGGACAGAATGTAGGGGGTGGCGGTGATGTTGGCACATCGGCAAACCCCTGGTTAAACACATCCGGTCTGCAATTGGCTTTCGACACAGCAATTGCTGGTGACACAGTGTACATCCGCGGCACGTACATGCTCAATAACACCGGAAATGATGATAGGGGCGTCGGCGCTGTTACCATAAATGTTGACATCAATGTCGGCGACTCGGCTCTGGGAACACCAATTACGTACATCGGCATCGAGGCTGGAGATAGTTGGGTTGAAAACGGTACACGCACTAAGTTAGACGGTGGAGGAGCTGGTGGGGCAGTCAACTGCTTGTCGTTTGACTCAATGTACGACCTCACATTTCGCAACTTCGAATTAGGTCGTTCAATAGGCAGCAACGCGGTTTGCATAACTAATCATGCATACGGAATAGCCTTTATCAATTGTTATTCTCATGATGCTGTTATCAGCGGTTGGGGTGACAGTATTGCTGGATTAAAGAGGTTTTACGACAGCATATTTTTCGGTTGCCAAGCTAACGGGAACGCATTTGGGTATACCTCGACCGGCCGATGCATGTTTATTGGTTGTTCTGCAATCGACAATTCCGCCTATGGCTTTTTTCCAACTTCAGGTCCATCAGCTCATATAGTGTGTCTTGCACATGATTGTGGCACGGCTGGGTTCAGACTGGCTCCTTGTCAGGTAGCTGCGTTCTGTGTGATGGACGGTCAGCAGTACGGTTTGTATGGTACTGATGGACCTATTCTGGCGTTTGGCAACCGGTTAACAAACAACACAACTAGAGCCATCTACATGGACACGGCGTACATTATCGACCTGTTCAACTACTTTGCCGGCAACACTGGAATATCTGTCGGTGTCAAGCTTGCCTCGTTGTACAAAGGGGTTAACACCGAGGTAATAGGCGCGACTGACGGCTATGAAGACAAAGTAAACCACAAGTTCGGACTGTTGCTTGGTGCAGGTGAATTGCGAAGCGAAGTTGCGATGGATGACGCCGGCAATAACGTACTCCGCTTTGCTCGTGGACTACCGAGTATGTGGCTGCCGAGGATTGGTAAGGCAGGAGGCAAACAATGATAGTCGCCAAGAACGCAACAAACCAATCTGCATACTTTAACCTCCAGGATGGTGTGACTGGCGGCACGTGGGCAACGAACCCAAGCCCCACTACCGACTTTAACGTGATCTATCAGCGGGACCAGGCTGCCCAGGTATTAACTGGTTGTCCGGCTCTTCTGGCTGCTGCCAATTCGGCGCACGAAGACAACAAGATCTTTAATTGCGGCAACGGTCTGTGGCGCGTAGACTTTCCCGATGCTGCCTTTGCTACCGGTGTTGACCACGTTCAATTGATGGTGACTGAAGACAATGTCCTGTTTCTACCTGCAGTGGTTGAATGTGATCTAAGTCCGCATGTTGAAGCTGATAGCGGCACAATAACCACTTTAACAAATCTTCCTGCCGCACCGCCAGATTGGATTGATGCAGCGAGTGTTGAAGCTGCTACTGTAACAAAAATCCAGAGTGGGTTAGCCACGCCAACCAATATTACTGCGGCAACTGGCATAGTTGTATCTGGTCTGGCAGCGGCTTCTGCTGCCAAACTTGACGATCTTCTTGATGGGACTGGCGGAATTACACTCCATGGCGCTCTCGCTGGACGAACTCACGACTCCGCAATCGCCGGTAATACGTGGTTCGTTGACGGCACCAACGGTAACGCCGCCTATTCGGGCAAATCGCCGATTGACGCAAAAGCCACCATAGCCCAAGCCATAACGCTTGCCGCGAGTGGTGATACTATGATGATAGCAGCGGGAACATATGCTGAGAGTACGGATCTCAAAGCAGCTACAAAGTCACTACGACTGATTGGGGCTGGGATTGGTGTCACAAATATAACTGGTGACGGTATAAACGAACTTTTCAATTGTTACGATGACTGTGAAATTGGGTGCATGTCCATAACATCAGCGACCAGAATCGGTATATTTGCCGCCGAAACTGACGCGCGAAAGAACATATTTATCCATGACTGCGACATCGATGTCTCGCAAGACGGGATACGTGATACAGGCGGTATCACAAATATGCGCATCGAAAACTGTCGTGTTAAGTGTGACTATGATGGAATTGCAATTGAAGCCGGGAACTGGTTGATTCGGAACTGCTGGCTTGAGAGTGACGGGTCCTATGGTGGTGCAAATCACTGTCGTCCAATCTCTATAGTAGGAGGTAATCCTATTGTAGTAGTCGAAAACACAAAACTGTGGGCTGATAAAGCGGTTGCCGGTGCTGAGATAATCGCCCCGTTGTATGCTGAGCGGGGTTGTATTATACTGCGCAACTGTGATCTGTATGGCAGGGGCAGTCACGCAAACATTACATCGCCTGTGTGTGGAATCCGTACCAAAAAGGACTCGGGTACATATGATACAACGGTCCTTGTCGAGAACTGCCGAATCTACACGAGTACGATTGGCAGTGGTGGAAGTTATGATTTGTACACGAGTGCCGGCGCAGTTGATATGGTTATCACGAATACGCGATACGACAGAACAAAGGTTTCTGCAGCGTCTGCCACTATTATTGACTGTGACAGTAAAAATGGTTATGCATTAGCCGCTGATGGGTTAGATACCCTTCCTATCACCTCACCAACTGGAGTGGCGACGACCTTCCGCGGGATGGTTGTCCAATTGTTCTTGCGATTCTTCGGCAGAAACAAACTGGTCAAGGGAGTCGGCGGAACTGGCACAGCGACTACCTACGAAAACACTGGAGTTACACCGGTAACTGAACAGGCTGTCACAGACGACGGAACGACGCAGCAGTGGGCTAAAGCGGAGGATGCATAATGGATCTATTCCTCTGGCCGGATGCGTTGCTTGATCAACGGGAACGAACGTATATGATCAGTGCCTTGTTCTCTCTGATACTTGAAGTTGAGTTAATTGTCAGGGGACGAATGCAAACATTCCCGCGTATCGGTGGCAGTATGGAGATATTCCCGCGTATTTGTGGGAGTGCGGAAACCTTCCCGCGGATGGGCGGAGAGATGTCGACGAGGGTAAAGTAGCATGAGCGAACATATTTGGATTCTGACAGACACCGCGGTGTACCTTTCGGGTCTAAGGAACGCGGTCACCAAAGGGTATATAAACGACGCGATCATAACTGCCACCCTCTACACAGAAGCTGGGGTGGCTGTAGCAGGAGCAATTGATCTCCCATTGTCTTTCATTGTATATTCTGACGGATGTTACGTCGGAGAGGTCCCGTCGACTGTAACACTCGTTGAAGATGGCAACTACTATGTTATGGCTACTATTACGGGCGACGGTTGGAAAACAACAATGAAACTTGAAAGAACAGCGCGGTACCTGAAGGATTGATAATGAGTCTTGTAACTGTCCAAAATACCAAAGACCGGTTGAAGATCTCAGACCTCGATCTGCGAGTGGACTGTCTGGAAGTTTACAAGACAACAGAAGCCGGCGTTACTTCGGCGACTGTCGAGATAACGACGACTGGCCTAGTTCTTGTCGACAATATCAATGGAACCACTACTTACATTCTGGCTACCTACGCAACGGTGACAGCACTAGTCACAGCAGTCAACGCCGGTTCAGCCAACTGGTCGGTTGTGGCTGTCGGGGTGCCAGGAAACGACCCGACAGATTTCGTGCGGACTGCAGCGACAGCCTGCCTGTTAGAAGATAACCTAGCGGTGTTGCAAGTCGTAAACAACTGGATTATCGACCAGCTGTGCGATGGGGTCAGCGCCCAAGCAGAGAAGATCTGTGGGATGGTATTCTCGGCTACCGATAGGCGCGTATTTATGGATGGGAACAACGACACCGAGTTGTTGCTAGATCACTTTCCTATTATCTCCGTCTATTATGTGGCAACTTCCACAGCCAACGGAATCATGGTTCGTAACTCCAGCACCACAGCTTCTACCGCTTTTGTCGTTGTCTCATCAATCGGGATAACGCTGACAGTAAAAATTGGAGCAACCGAAACGGTGAGTGCTCTGCTGTTCTCTGCTCATACAACTTTGTCGACGATGGTCGCCGCCATCAACGCACTAGGAAATGGATGGGAAGCAGTGGTTGCTGCCAGTATAGACCATGCCAGTGCTGACCTGATTCCATCTCCTGGAAAGTATGTCCTCAACACCTGGGTTACCTCGTATGTCCCGTCCAACTTCCTTTCTGACTACGCGGTCTACTCTGACCGTGGGATTTTGTTCCTGTCAACTGGTTGGGCTTCCGGCATCGACAACGTCATTGTTAAGTACCGCAGCGGGTATGAAACCATTCCGGCAGAATTGGCTTCTATCATATATTCTGAAATAGTCATCCAATACGCCGACATACGTCGCAATCTTTCTTTGAAGTCAGAAACCCTCGGAGATTATCGGTGGGTGGCCGATGCCATAACTCCTTCTGACAGATTTGAAAGGGCCCTAAGCATGTTTATGAATAGGAGACTTGACAGGTGATGGCAATTATTGCGCAGATAAGTTACGACTGGGTTTTTCAATCAGGAATGGCTGCTTCCGTCATCACCACTGTGGTGTTGTTCCTTCGTTATATCACTCGCAGGGAGGAAGAGGCGTGCCGCGAGCGCAAGTATTATCTCGATTTGATTGGTAACCACATGAAAGAGAACACGGAAGTTTTGACACGCCTAGCTGAAGAGATAAGAAGCTTCGGGAAAGGTAAAGGGTAATGGACCCATCCGGCCTCTATATCCATACGGTTGATATTGAGAAGCCAACACGGGCTCCAGGGGACTACTTGACTCCGGTAGTTACTTGGACGAGAGTCGTGCGTCGTTTGCATTGTCGTATCCGTCCACTGACTTCCTTCGAGGAGATAAGAGCTGCCCAAACAACAGAGACTACCACACACAAGATGTACTGCGACCCAAAGAGACTTTCAGGTGTAGATGCCACTTGCAGAGTGGTGTTTGGTTCCCGCTATCTCAGTATCACCGGAATTCGTGACGTCGACGAAGCCGGAATACGAGCAGTACTGAGACTTGAGGAGATAGACCAGAATGGCATTTGAAATGAACTTCAATTATTACATGTCTCTGCAGATCAAAGAATTCGTCAACAAGACGCTACTTGAGCTCAACCAGAGACTCAGGGCAGCTGGAGATTTTTTGGTAAACGCGATAAAAGTGGAGATTAGTCTGGCTTATCCTCCAGCATCACGCGCAGGGGAACCACCGCGGTATCGCACAGGAGAACTCATAGAGAGCATACACTGGATTGATGCTCCAAACGGGTACCCAAGGATTTTTGTTGGTTCTACCTGTCTTTATGCCTCTTGTCTTGAAGACGGCACCGTTAACATGGCTGCTCGTCCAATTTTCTGGAAAACTACCTACGGTGCCATGCCGACTATCATTCGCCTACTTGGCAAGCCGTACGTTGATTGAGAAAACATGAATCTGAAAGCAATAATTGAGGCTATTGGAAATGTGGCGAAGAGCGCTCCGGACCTAATGAACAGGGTTACTGGAGTTTACCTCAGTCTTGCACCGCAGAAAACTGCTGTGTTCCCGTTCATTGTCGTCGATTTGATCAGTGGACCGGTTGAGTACACTTTCTGCGGCGTATCTGAGATTGAGAACCTGACACTAAGCATCAATGTTTATTCCAAGAGTGAGGACATTTCAGAATCCAGCGAAATTCTGGAAGAGGTCCACGCTGCCTACGACAATGTAACGTTGGAGTTTGCAGGCGAAGAATACAACAGTTACATGTGCATGCGAACAAGAGTCCATCCAATCAGGGAAGACGACGGTGTTTGGCACATCGTAACTAATTACCGTTTGGTTTTAGGAAAAGTAACAACGAACATTTAACGGAGAAAGAAAATGACAGAATTTGCTGGGTACGATGCGAGTGTGTCATGGGCAGGCGGCCATGCGAACGCCGTCGTCAACGCACACGAATGGTCGCTGACTGTAGAGGCTGATGAGTTGGACAAAACCACCTTCGCCTCTACCGGTTGGCGTTCATACAGGGGGGGTCTCAAGAATTGGAGCGGGTCGATGACCGTGCATCTCGATGACACGGCAGCCCTACCGGCTCCTGGTGCCGCCGCGACCTCGTTGGAACTCGTGGTTGCTACCGGGTTCGGTTTCAAGGGCAACGCTTTTTGCCTGTCGATTAACCCGTCTGCTCCTGTCGGCGGCCTCGGTGCCTGCACGGTCAACTTCCGTGGCACGGACGACCTGACAATTGGCGCGATCTAACAGAAAGGATTACAGAAAATGGGCAACGCTGCAGAAAACACCGTTTCCGGTAGAACACAACTGTCGGAGATACTCGCCTCCTCGCGTGAAATCACGATTGGTGGCAGAAAGTTACAGGCTCAGCGCACAAACCTCAACGATATGGCCGACTTCGAAGAGCATATCAAAGCTAAGCGAGTGGACGACTTCCTGAAGTGTGCAGCGAAAGCTAATCTCGACTCCGAGTTAGTCAAGAACACCATTGTCGAGCTATTTGCACACGTCTTCTCGGACGAAGAGAAAATGGAAATGTCGCGTTCTCTCCTCGGCGTGCGTTTCTTCTTGCTGCGTGCAGTCTCCAAGTTGAACACCGGAGTTACAGAAGAAGAAGTGTGCAGTCTGGTAACAATTACCAATATCAGTGAGGTGATCACACTCCTCGATCAGCTCAACTACCCAACCGGTGTTGAAAACCCTTTAGCAGTAGAGGAGGCGACCCAAAAGCCAGAGAGCTGACATGGGACCAATCAGTTCCTCTACTAATTAAGTATTACAGAATGAGTGTCGAAGATGTCGGAAAACTGTCGCTTTACCAGGCAAAGTTGTTTGTCTGGAAAATTGCTGAGGTTGAAAGATTGTTAGAACCAGCAGATTATTCCGGCACGCCGTCAGGTGGGCACCTGTTTACTGGTGGACAGGCAGTTAGGGTACAAACCGTCGACGACCTACGACTGGCTGCTAAAATGGCCGGAGTAACCTTTAAGGAAAGCTAATGGCTGAAGGCGGAGACAAAAAAATCGGTGGAGTCTACATCGAGGTAGGCCTCAAAGACACAGTCTTCCGACAAAAGTGGGATTCACTACACAAGCTCATCAAAGAAAACCCGAAGGTGATGACCGCGATACAAGCGGCTGGGATTGCTGCTTTTTCTGGATTGGTCACAGCTATCACTGCTACGACAACGGCAGCGGCCATGTTTGAATACCAGATGGCCATGGTGGCAACCTTACTAGAGCGTAAAGAACTAATACTTATGAGGGAGCTGTCAGACAGGGTCAAACAGCTGTCTGTTGACTTTGCCCAATCTACCAAAGTAATGTCACGGGCCCTTTACGATGTACTGTCAGCCATGGTTCCGGTGGGAACGTCGCTATATGTACTCACACAAGCCAGTAAGCTAGCAGTCTCCGGCTTCACATCGGTTCAAATTGCTGGTGATGCCATTACGACGATGCTGAATAGTTACGCTATGGCGGCTACTCGTGCCGGCGACATATCTGACTGGTTATGGGCTGTCGTTCGCCGCGGCAAAGTCACGATGGATGAACTGGCTCCAGTTGTCGGTATTATTGCTCCGTCTGCAGGCATGGCTGGAATACGTCTTGAGGAACTTGGCGCTGCCATTTCAACGATCACTCGTACCGGAATGAGGGCACCGCGAGCTATGACGGCGCTGGTTGGATTACTCCGTGCCTTTATGCGTCCGCTCAGATCGACGGAAGAAGCCGGTAGGAATCTCGGCATGCAGATGAACCAGCAGACACTGCAAGTGCTCGGTCTTACCGGAGTACTAGAACTCCTCAAAAATGCGACTGCTGAGCAGCTCGGACAAATTGTTCCAACTATCCGTGGGTACCGCGCAGTAGCAGCCCTGATAAAGAACTACGAGGGCTATCTGTCAGACTTGACGTATATGCAGGAAAGAGCCGGACTAACAACGGAAAAGTTGGCAATAGTACAAGACACAGCGCAATTCAGGGTTATGCAGTTGACAAAGTCTATTGGCGCTTTGTCAAGAGAAATCGGAGAAAGTTATCTGCCAGCTGTCAAGGCTGCGCTCGAAGGTACTGAGATGTTTGCCAAGGGCGTAACAGTTTTGCCAGAAAGAACAAAGTCAATAATAGGATGGATTACGTCAATCACTCTTGTGCTAGTTGGCTTTGCGGCTGGGTGGAAAATTCTTGGTTGGACTCTTGCCAAGTTGGGTATCTCTGCACTGCTCACAAAGATAGCTATTGCTTGGAAAGGTGTAGCAGCAGCAGCCACTATCGCAAAAATCGCCACTGTTGCACTTTCAGCCACCCTTGCTGTTCTTGTCATCGGGCTTGCTGCCATCGGCTGGTATGCAAACAAGCAAATGGTGATAATGAGGAAACTTGAAGAAGTAACAGAGGAAACCGGCAAACACATGGAAAAAGCGGCCAATGCTATGAGGGAACTCGGGGAATTGCAGGCCGGACCAAAGGCAACAACAAGAGTGGAGCAATTACTTCGCCTTCTCAAAGAGGTTGAGCTCCGTGCTGAAGCTATTGAAGAGAAAAAATTGGCTTTCAAAGGAATGAGAGGATACGAAGAAACAACAGATGTATCAAAGGCTAGAATTGATGCCATATTAGCCGGTTACGCATCCGAGGGAGTTTACCTGAATACCCGCGTACAAGCATTGAAAACCGCGCTGAAATATGAACAAGACCGGTTGATGGCAGTGGACGCTGAAACACGCTTTGAAAAGGTGACATTAGAACTCGATAAGAAAAAGCTCCTGTTCGCCGAAAGGTTACATGCTGTTCGTTATAACCTTGCCAGAATCGGTATGTCGGAACATGAAAAAGAACTCTCCATGGTACGTGAATCAACGGATAAGGAGTTACTTGGAATATATAAGGAAAGGGAAGCATGGAGCACTTACTATGATGAGAAACTGACAGATCTTGCTAAAAGTAGTGCTAGTCTGAGACACGAGTCCCAGTTGTACAAAAAACTCGGTGAACAGCGTGCAAGATTGGAAACTGACCGCTATGAGATGGGATTGCGGTACCGCGCTTTAATACAGTCAATTGGAAGAATAGAACAAGACCAGTTGGCAGAGACCGCGAGGTTGTCTGCTGAGGAAGATGACAAGCGGTTGAAACGTAGTATAAAGGATGCTACAACTGAAGCCAATAAAATTAGAAAGTGGTACATTGATTCTGCTTGGAGACTGTACGAACTTGACCACACAGAGGAAGAAATCGAACGGGCCAAACTTGACCGTTGGGTGCGGGTTGAGGCTCTGCGATGGGGATATACAGAAGAACGAATCAAGAAATCGCTGCAGTATGAGCGCAAGTTGAAAGCCGTTACCGATAGGTTTGCTCGTGAGCGGTACGTCACACCTGGTGGGGTCTTCTTCGGCATGCGTGGGAAGCTGTTAATGCAATCAAAGGGAGTCCAGGAAACAAAAGGTAAGTGGGGACCGGAACAACAGGCAAGAAACATCGAAGAATCAAAGAATCTGTTAAGCGAGATTGCCAAAGAAGTCAGTCGTGCAATAGACACAGTAATCGCTAATATCGGAAATGCCGTCTGGGGACACTAAATATGGAATATATTGAAAGCTACACAAGCGGAGAAATATCCCTTTCAGCGGATTCCGGGACAACGATCGTACGCTACTTGGAGGGTCCGTATGACGGTGCCTTGGTTGCTTTAGCTGCTCTAACCCCTGGGTCTACTCCGCCGGGTCCCATTAAATTGTGGGCAGAGCATCCGGACGACCCGTACAGTTTAGTCAGGGGTATAACTATACGGCCATTCAACGTTGTGGAGGGAGTAAAGCATGCTAAGATCGAGGTCAATTATGGACCAGGAAGTGGATTAACAAGCGAAGACATCGAGATACCGGATCCAGAAGCTCTCGGATACCAAAGCGACTCGCTGGAAACTTCTATCGGTTCTATCAAGGCACGTCAAGACTTCAACGAAAAGAAGATTCCGCCAGAATTGGATGTGCTTGGCATCACTGTACATTATTCGCGGAATTTGGTAGTCGGTTTACTCAGCCGCGCGCAAATCTTCGACCTTCTCCGTTTTTCCTGCTGTGTCAACGACGACTACTGGTATACCTTCCCACCGAACACTTGGCTGTTTGAAGGCCCACAAATTCACACAAATTCCAAAGGGTACTCTGATGTGGTTCTGAATTTCGGGATTAGAGCCGGTCGCATTGAATTCGGAGAAACCAGAAAACCGGAGTTTATAACATGGAACGAAAACCAACTGTTTGATGGGGAAACCGGAGAAGATTATGAGCTTTACGAGGCGATAGATTTCGAAAGATCTTTCGGAGATTATTTCTGATATGGCTAAGCTAACTAGAAAAATCGCCGGTAAGAGTAGAATAAGGGCAACTGACTACAACGATTTGCTTGATACGATTTTCCACGGCAGACCGACAGGAAAGGGTGTTGAGTCTGGTCCAATGGGTACCTACCATACCCCACAGGATCCTGACGTGCGGTTCGGTAGACCGAAAGCGGCGTACACTGGTGGGAACACGCTGACACTGAGAGAGTGCGACAGGAATGGAGCATATTACAGTGCCAATGCAGACCTGTTCAATATAGTGGTGTATACTGGGAGTACTGGAGACGACGTAATCAGCGGACTAATATCGGAGGCGAGTACCGATACCATTTTCCGTTACATCCCGCATCCTGAAGACGACTACAATGTTGCAGGGGTAATAGTAGGACCGACTGAACTTTCCCATACTATTCTTATCGAAAATACTAGCGGTGTCAACATTACTGCTTGTCAAATCCTCGGTATTGATGCCGCCATAGTTGACCCCACAGCTGATCTTCCAGAATTCAAACGCCGTGTAGCAATTTCCGGAATAACTCCGACAACGGCCGCTCACACCGGATTATTTGTGATAGCAGCACAGGACATTCTAAGTGGAGCAAAGGGTTCCGGCTACGCTGCCGGTGTCTGCCCGGTAAAGATCAATGTAACGAGTACTGACCACGACTTTGCTGACGTCACTAACAATGAGCGTGATTATCTCACAAGTGGGGTCACAGGAGCTGCTCAGATCCTGTTGATCCAGGGTGGTACTGGCCTAAAATGGGCTGTTGTGCGGCTGTCTTTCGGTGGCGTCAAAACACACACACTCCTAAACGCTGGTGTTCACACTGACACACTAGCCAAGACACCTGCTGCGAACACAGTCGTCATCGGCACTGATGTTGGTGGTGGCGTCTATAAACATACCATCACCGAAAGTTCAGTTACAAACTATCAAGTCCTGACCATCATCGGCGGCGTGGCGGTCTGGGACTATGTGAGGTTCGTTGGCCCATGAGTTGGACAACAACAGGTCTTGGCTGGGGCACGACGCCTTTCAATAGAGTCCTCAATGCCACTGAGTTTGTCGGAGCCTGGAACGAGCGCTTGACGGTCCTTGGGGAGGCTGCGAAGTCGGTGCCGGTTGCCGGGGACATCGCACAGACACTAACACACGCCGCAGGTCGGATGGGATGGGCCGACCTGCAAAAGTGGATCTTTGATACCTTACATTATTGGGTGCAGTCCCACGATCTCGACGGGACGCCCCGCGCCGCCGATTACTATGACGGTGAGACAACCATCCCCGTTTGGACGACCGCCAACCTGATAAAGGCCGTGAGTGGTGGAGGCGAGTATACTGGGTTCCGCCGAGTTACGACTATCCCCACCGATTGGACGGACTGGGCGGATCCGGCTTATATCTCGCCAGGTGGCTATGCCGTGGCGGGTGACATCATCGGCCCCTGGATCATGTACGATATCCAGACGGCCCTGAACATGCTGATATGGCAACTCCTGGACGGCGACGCAATATCGATAGTGGATCCGGCGTATCGACAGGGGCAGGGCGTTTCCGAGCCCAACCGCGCCGCCGCCGAGGCGGCCGCTGCTGCTGCCTGGGACGCGGACACATGGCACGAATCGGCGGCGGTGGCTTTTAATGCCACGGCGACGACGCAATGCGAAGCATCGAACATTTGGCATTCGATGTGCAATAGGGCGCGCAAGACGCAGCAGGTCGAGGTGGATGATACCGTGGCCCGCACCGTTGAGTGGTATGTGATGACGCAGAAGACACCTGGGATTTATGGGGGGGCTACTCTAGAATACGCCGTGCAGGGTTGCGATGTGATAGAGGATA